GAATCTGTTTACACAGCGGAGGAGCTTGCAGAGAACGCCGGTAATCTTTTCGGCGTTAGAGCAGAGTGCGTGGCGGCTGCACTTAAAGTCGCTGGTATCAAAGAGTGTACGGTTTCCAAGACAAAGGAAATCGTAGAAGCATTTATGAAAAAGGAGGTCAAATAACAATGGCTGAAACTTACATTGTTGGAGAAACAAAAGTCAGACCGGGTGCATATTTCAACATCCAGAAGACCGGAAACAATGCAGCCGCAAGTATTATCAGCGGCGTTACAGCAGTAATCTTCAAGTCTGATTTTGGACCGCTTAATCAGGCGGTGGAACTTAACGCAGAGGACGGATATGCAGATACTTTCGGAACTGGCGGCACAACAGACGCTATGCAGGAAGCTATCAACGGCGGTGCAAAGACAATCATTGCTTGCAGAGTAGGTAATGGTGGTACACCTGCCACAATCACATTGAACGACAGCGACGGAGAGGCGGCAGTTACAATCACTGCTCTTTATCCGGGCAAAAAGGCATTCACAGCTACAATCAGAGAGAAGTTATCAGACAGCACACTCAAAGAGTGCATTATTTTCTCTGGTACAACGGAGTTTGAGAAAGTCGAGTTTGCCGCTGGCGACGGAGAAACGGCTGCACTTGTAGCTGCTCTTTCTGCTTCCAAGAAGTTCAAGGCAGAAATTAAGACCGGAAAGGACACAGCAAAAATGCTCAATGTGTCACAGAGCCTTTTCGCAGCCGGTACAGACCCAGCCGTAACAACGGAGGACTACTCAAACGCATTTGCAGAGGTTGAGGCATTCGACTTCAACACCATTTGCGTAGACACAGAGGAAACAGCGGTGCA